GATAAGAAAGCTATCTGTTACATGTTCATTAACAGATTCAAGTGAGTATAAAGGTGGAGAGTTAGAATTTGATTTTAGAAATCAAGATAAATGTGGAAAAAAATTTTTTAGAAAATGTACAGAGGTTTTATCTAAAGGGTCTATTGTTGTGTTTCCATCTTTTGTATGGCACAGAGTAAAACCAATTATAAAAGGAACAAGATATAGTTTGGTAATGTGGAATTTAGGGAGACCATTTGTATGAACCATATAGGATTTATTCAAAACATATTTGAATTTGATATTAGCGTAAAGCCAAACTACAATAAGTTTGTAAAAGGTATTAAGTTACATAAAGATAAAGATAACGATAATAATTTTTATGATCAAGATGAAAATTTTACTAAAAAAACAAGTGAGGTTTTATCGCCTTATATTTTAAAAGCATCTAATTTTTTAGGTTTTGATAATTATCGTATGAGAAATTGTTGGATTCAAAAATATAATGAAAATGATTTACACAGTATACACATACACTCAAAAGGATTACAAGAATATTCTTTCATATATTACATAGACAGTACAAAAAATTCGTCACCAACTTATTTTTATAATTTAGGTTATCCCTATGTTGAGTTATCTCACCACAAAATTTTTCCTAAAAAAGGAAAGTTAATTATATTTTTAGGATGTATTCCTCATGAGGTAAGAAATAACAAAGATAAGAAAAGATTAATTGTAAGTGGTAATGTTTGTTTTTCTAACAGAGGCTAAATGAAAATTACTAAAGAAATAGATGCAGATAATTTATTTTATTTATATAAAAGACCTTATGATGTTTTAACTGAAGAGGCTGTTAAAGAATCTGTTGATTATATTAGAAAGTATAAAAATAGTGCTATGTTTGCAGATCACGGTTGGTGGGATATTGCGTTATCGAGAATAAATACAAAAGGACTTCATTTAGAATTTGGAGTTTACAAAGGAACTTCCTTAAATTATTTTTCTAATATTATATCTAATGTAACATGGTATGGATTTGATAGTTTTTTAGGAATGCAGGAAGATTGGAGAGGTGGTTATTTTGGAAAAGGTTATTTAAGTTTAAATAACAAGATTCCTAATTTAAATAAAAACGTTAAAGCGATTAAAGGTTGGTTTAAAGATACATTACCTAAATTTTTTAAAAACAAAAAAGATAAGATTTCATTTATACATGTAGATTGTGATACGTATGAATCTACAAAAGATATATTTAATTGTATTGATAAAAAAAGATTACAAAAAGGATGTATAATATTATTTGATGAATATATTGGATATATAAACTGGCAAGAAAATGAATATAAGGCTTGGCAAGAATACGTAAAAAAGAATAGAATAAAATATAAATATGTAGCTTTTGGAGATAGGCAAGCAATTATAGAGATTATATGAAAGTCATAGATAATTTTTTAAATAAAAAAGATTTTAGTATAATTCAAAAAGATTTATTATCTAACTCGTTTCCTTGGTATTTTCAAAACACAGTAATTCTTGAAGGAGATGATGATTACTTTTTTTGCCATCTTTATTATACTGATGTAGTTAACAGTGATTTCTATAAAACACATATAATTCCTATTTTAAATAAAATAAATGTTAGTGAAAAACAACTGATAAGAGCAAAAGCAAATCTATATCCTAGATCTCAAAAATCTATCAAACATTGTTTTCATACTGATAGAGATGATAAACATAAAGTGTGTCTTTTAAATATGAATACAAATAATGGTTACACAGAATTTACTAAAGAACATAAAGTTTTTTCTAAAGAAAATAGTGCAGTTATTTTTAATGGAAATATAAGACATAGAAGTGTTACTCAAACAGATGCAAAGTCTAGAATAAATATAAATATAAATTATTATGATTGATTTTAAAAAGAAACATTATACAGTTTTAAGAAAGGTAATTGATAAAGAATTATCTTCTTTTCTATATAACTACTCTTTGTTAAAAAGAGACGTACATAAAATATTAACCAAAACAAAATACATTTCTCCTTTTGAAGATATGCATGGAGTCTTAAATGATAAGCAGGCTCCTAATACTTTTTCAATATATGGAGACATTGCAATGGAAACTTTACTTTTAAGATGTCACAATGTTATGGAAAAAAATACTGGTTTAAATCTTTTTCCTAATTATGCATACATGAGAACTTATAAACATGGAGATGTGCTTGAAAGACATAGAGATAGATACTCTTGTGAAATATCTACAACTATGAATTTAGGTGGAGACCCTTGGCCTATATATCTTCAACCTACAGGCAAAAAAAGTATTAAAATTACTTTAGGACCTGGTGACATGTTAATTTATAAAGGAGATAAACAGGATCATTGGAGAGAATATTTTGAAGGAGAGATATGTGCTCAAGTGTTTTTACATTATAATGATTCTAAAAAACCAGGAGCCAAGGATAACATTTATGATTCTAGAGAATATTTAGGCTTACCATCTTATTTTAAAAGAAAATGAACGAGATAGATATTTTTTGTCAAAAGATATTGTATAAAGAATATAGTTTTGATCTTTCAAAACTTATTATAAATATCATTAAAAAAGAAAAGAAACACGTTAGCAACATAGGTGGTGATCAGTTTAATGTTTTTGTAAATGATAAAAATTTTCTAAATGTATTAGAAGAAGAAGCAAATAAATTAGCTAAAATTATAGGTTGTGAAAAAGTTTTTTTAGATAACATTTGGTTAAATGTTAATAGAAATAAAGACTACAACATGCTTCATGATCATCCAAACTCAGTTGTATCTGGTATATTTTATATAAAAGTCCCTGAAAACTCAGGGGAGTTAATTTTTAGTAATGAAAATTTAATAAGATTTTATCCTTTAAGAATTAAAGAATATAATAAATACAATTCTCAAATATGGAAATTTAAACCAAAAGAAAATACTTTATATTTGTTTCCATCATGGATAAAACACATGGTATCTTCTAATTTTACAAATGAAGAAAGGATATCTCTAGCTTTTAATTTTAGATAATATGCTTTTTATAAAAGATGATAATTTTTTAAGTGATTTTAGTAAAAGATATATACATCAATCTTTTTTAAATGTAGGCTTTCCTTATTATCTTGGAGATGAACTAATTATCGGTTCAAAAGAAAAGATACCTTTCTTAGCTCACGTTATAAAAAGAAGGGATGATGATTTAATAAACTCGGATTGTTACCAAGATTGTATTAATATGATTGTTGAATTCACTGAAAAACACAAAATAAAATATAAAGAGGTATTACGAATGGCTATAAATTTTACTTACCCAAACGGGTATAAAAAATGTCCAGTTCACCAAGACCATTCGTTCCCTCACAAACAACTTTTAATTTATTTAAATGATCCTCAAGACAAGACTGCTAAGACAGTAATATTATCAAACAATAAAAGACATGAAATTGAACCAAAACAATACAGAGGCATATGTTTTGATAATAAACCTCATTTTCATTACTTCCCAAAAGTAGGGGAACGTATAGTCTTAGTCGTAACTTTTAAGTAGATTTTGGAATAATACCATAATATAATGCCAAGACTATGCTACAAAAAATAGGTTTTCAACCAGGTATTAATAAACAACTTTCCGAAACAGGTGCAGAAGGCCAGTGGACAGACTGCGATAATGCTAGGTTTCGTTATGGTGTCCCTGAAAAAATAGGTGGTTGGAATCAATTAGGTAATGTAAATGAAAATGAACTAACAGGAGCAGGTAGAGGGCTTCATCATTTTATTAATAGTTTGTCTAGAAAATACGCAATCATAGGGACAAACAGGATTTTATATGCATACTCTGGAGGTGTATTCTATGATATACATCCAATTGAATCAACTACATCTCTTACAAGCGCATTTAGTACAACCAATGGATCACCAACAGTAACTATAACTTACTCTAGTGCACATGGTTTAATTCCTGGTGATATACTTTTAATGAGTGGTTTTTCAACAATCACAGGATCAAATTACAGTGCTTCTGATTTTGATAACAAAAAATTTATGGTAACTTCTACACCTACCAACACAACAATAACTATTACAATGGCTTCAAATGAAAGTGGTGCTGGTGCAACTACTTCAGGAGGAATAACAATTAAAAAATACTACACAGTAGGACCAGCTGTTCAAGCTCAAGGTTTTGGTTATGGTCTAGGTTCTTGGGGTGGGGAAGATGGTTCAGCAGTCACAACTACTTTAAATGGTGCACTTGGAGATAACGCAAATGGAACTGGAGGATCAGGAAGTTCTATTACATTAGCGAGCACTACAAACTTTCCTGATTCAGGAACAAATTTTATTTTAGTAGGAACAGAAGAGATATCTTACACAGGTGTATCTGGGAATGATTTAACAGGTATTACAAGAGCAGTTAGAGGAACAACCAGAGCAGCTCATAGCGACGGAGCAACAGTAACTAACTCTTCAGAATATGTTGCATGGGGAGAAGCAGCATCAGGTGATTTAGTTCTTGAACCGGGTATGTGGTCACTAGATAATTTTGGTGACAAAGCAATTTGTTTAATTCATGACGGTGCTGTGTTTGAATGGGATTCAAGTTTATCAAATGCTACATCAACAAGAGCAACAATTATATC